ATTGCTTAGAAGTTTATGAATTTAAAGACTATGCATCAATTTTAGCAACCCTTATTGGTTCAGCTTTCGTTGCTTATAGCTTATTTTCATGGAAAGACACTTTCAGATTCAACATAATTAAAAATGATATAGAGCGTTTTAGACAAGCATCACACAATTTATTAAAAAATATTGATATGCAAAGAGGTTGTTTTTTAGACTGTGAAGCTTATATTAAAGATAAGGAAGATAAAGGAATACCTGTTAAAGAATTCAAAGATGTTTTATATAATTATGAATTAGCATTAGAAGATATTACAAACAAGAGATTTAGTACAATCGCCTTATTTCACGATTTTAGATTTGAAAGAAACTATTTTATAATTCATGGAGGAAATAATAACAAAGATGATTTCAATAATTCATTTAAAACTATGATTAGTAGACTTGATCATCTTCATAATGATTTTGAAAATAATGATATTCCTAGTTTTAAAGTAAATATTATTGAATTCAACAAAGCTTATGAAGATTTTCATAAAAAATTTATAGATATTTTGGGTGAAATTTATTACCTATTAAACAAATAGTTATATTTAATTCACCTTTATAATTTATTTTTCAAGAATCAGTAAATTTAGAGAATTGATTATGTGCTCAAACTACGAACCAATCGCAAAAGATAGAATTCACTTGCTGGATCTGTTTGAGCCAACTTTTGAATATAAATCTCACATATACCCTAACTATGAAGCTCCCCTTTTATTCTCTAAAAAAGAGCAAATGGAATGGCGTTTAGCTCGTTTTGGTCTAGTAGCCCCTTGGGTTAAAGATCTTAAAAAGGTCCACAATACTTATAACGCAAGAACTGAGACAGTTCACGAAAAACCCAGCTTTCGTAATGCATGGAGGAAAAACCAGTTCTGTTTAATCCCTGCTGATGTTATCTTTGAGCCTAAGTACATAAATAATAAACCTGAGTGGTGGGGTATTTATCGTAAAGATGATATGCCTTTTACTATTGCTGGTATTTATGAATATGCAGTCGTAGACGGTGAAGAAATTAGATCTATGAGCATGCTCACAATTAACTCTGACCACCACCCTTTCATGAATCAATTTCACGCGCCCACTGATGAAAAGCGCTCTATTATTGTTATTCCTCCTGAGTTAAGGAACGACTGGCTTCACTGTAAGCATGAGGAAGCAAAGGACTTTTTCCTAGATATGCCAGTTGATGAATTCACCGCTCAACCTAGATCAGAACTGAAGAATTTCCGACCAAATGCACAATAAGGAACGTCAATTTTTGACTTCTACTTGTTTATCCACAGCTTTTTAAATTTGAATTTAAGCTCATCTCTAGAATATCATCTTGAATATGTTACAAAATCAAGCTGGAGGATATTCTATGAGCGAAATTGCACCGTTCATTATCAAGATAAAACCGTATCTCACACAAAGTATTGTTTTATCTGAGGTTATGTCTATCAAGCTAGTTGTACCATCAACTCACATGCTTATCCCTTACGCACTTGAAAAGATTTCCGCTGGTTTCCCCTCTCCAGCACAAGATTATGTCGATAAAGCGCTCGATATGAATGAGCACTTAATCAAAAATGCAACTTCAACGTTTATTGTCAAAGTTGCCTCCCTATCGATGCTCAACGCTGGCATAGATATTGATGACGAGCTAATTGTCGATCGTAGCTTAGATGCTAAACACGGCGATATTGTCGTGGCACTAATCGATAATGATTTTACAGTTAAGCGCCTAATGATCGATGAAAAAGGCCAATGGCTAAAAGCAGAAAATCCAGATTACAAAGATATTCATTTATTAGATGGCCAAGAGCTGCTTATTTGGGGCGTTGTCACCTGCATCATTAAAATGATAAGAAATAAGTCATGAAACATGAGAACAAAGTATTTTTTCTCATCGATGTAAATAACATGTACGTTTCATGTGAGAGAGTCTTTGACCCAAGTTTGAATAATAAGCCCGTTATTGTATTGTCAAACAACGATGGGTGCGCTGTGGCGCGTAGCAACGAGGCAAAATCCTTAAATATAAAAATGGGTGTGCCGCTTTTTCAAATTAAAGACATTGTTCAGCAACATAACGTAATTGTTCTTTCAAGCAACTATGCAATGTATGCAGAAATGTCACGGCGCTTTCATACCATCCTTGCCTCTTACGTAACTGCAGAAGAAGTTGAACCGTACTCGATTGATGAGTGCTTTGTAGATTTCACAGCTTATGAAAAGAATTTTGACTTAGAAAAAGTCGGGCAACAAATGCGCCAACAAATATGGAAGTGGTTAGGCTTACCTGTCTGTGTCGGAATCGGCAGAAGTAAAACAGAAGCAAAGATTGCAAATCATATTGCAAAGAAAAATCCCGGATTTAACAGCGTTTGTGACCTCGTTAATATGGATCCGTGCAATAAAGAATATTACTTTGCTCAAATAGATGTTTCTGAAGTTTGGGGCGTTGGTCGTAAGCATTCAAAAAAGTTGCAAAGCATGGGGATTAATACGGTGCTTGATTTAGCCTGTGCTGAACCACGAGAGATGCAAAAGCGATTTTCTATCGTTATGGCTCGTACGATCTACGAATTGCAGGGTATCTCATGCATTGAGATCGAGCACACTCCCCCATCAAAAAAACAAATTGTCACGTCTCGATCTTTCGGTGGTCGCGTTACTGAACTAACGGATCTAAAAGAAGCTATATCGATGTATGCCCAAGATGCATGTAAACGCTTAAGAGATGAGGATTTACTTTGCGGATGCATGATTGCTTTTGTACAGTCAAATCCTTTCGATCCGAATGTGCCTTTTTACAATAAATCTATTACAGGCTCTTTTTCAGGACCGACTGACTGTGCAGTAGATTTTGTCAAAGCAGCTACGAGGATGTTAAACGATATCTACAAAGAAGGAATTAAATATAAGAAGTGCGGTGTAGTGCTGACATGTTTAGAACCAAAGTCTGGCCATACTTATGACCTACTTACAGATTTTGAAACGATAGAAAAGAAGGAACAATTGATGAGAGCACTTGAGAACGTGCATACCAAATTCGGTAAGAAAAAGATTGGAGTGGGTCCTTGTTATATACCTGGTCGAACTTGGTCGATGAGCAGAGATAAATTGAGTAAAAACCCCTTTACTTGGGATGAATTATTGATTATTAGTAAATAATTTTTTGATAAGTGTATTATGCGAATAAATAATGACAATGTAGTTAATGCAATATGCATTTTTGCAATAGTAGTTTCTATATGCTTTATGCTAACAGTAATGTTAAAATCTTTTTATGGAGAAGAAATTAATATTTCTTTTATTAAGGATATATTTTCAATTGGAGCTACACTGTTTGCAGCTTTAATTGCAATATCACTATTTAATGATTGGAAAGATCAACATAATAAAATTATTGAATCAAATTCTGCATCAGATTTAATCAATTCTATTTTACAAACAAAAGTTCAATTAAGACATATTAGAATTTTACTAGATAATTCAGAACTCAACAATCACATGATAAACAGTGAAATTTCAAAAATATTTGATACTTTCGTAAAAAATAATGAAAGTTTTCAGGAACAATTAGAGTTCTTTAATCTTCTTCTGAAAAAATGTCACAAAAAAAATAATCGCAAGAAACATGATGATTTTTTAAGTAAAGCTCGTGCCTTAGTTAATTCGTTTGGAAATATTGTAAAACTTAAAAGTGCAACACAGAATGTGTATATTGAATATAGTCCAAAATTTATATTATTAGTAGATAAGCATCTTATAGAGTGCGATAATTTTTGTGATTCTTTAATAGAATTTGTCAAAGCTAATTAATCTAACCATATTAAACAGCCCTCATCCGAGAGCTGTTTAATAAACAATAATTAAATCGCTACTCGATTAGCAATCCAACCATAAAAGAATTGCTCTTGCGTTGGATTACGTTCACAGATTTCAATGTAACGCTGGCCCTGCATAATATTTAACACGCGCACCAAGACCTTTTCGCCTTCTTTGCCACGTTTATTTAAATAATTTTTGAGAGCATTTAAAGTAGCTGGACCATAAACCCCATCTACTGATAAGTCAGACCAACCTGCTTTACCTTGGTTATTCAGCAAATTTAAAGCACGCTGTAAAAGTGGTTTTGCAAATCCGGTACCGCAATTTACCCCAGTATCTAAGAGCTCTTCTGCCACCATGGGACTAACAGTATTTACTTGGTCAAATCGTGGAGCTGTCCAATAGTTTTTGCGGTAAATAGACTTGGCGACATCAAGCGGCAAATCCTTCATGTTCCCTTTATATCCGTTTGCTCGAGCAACTGCTTCAGTAATACCGTATTTGGTTGCGCCGCCACGATCCGCAGGGTTATTTACATAACCACCTTCACGTTTTATGAGTTCTTCAAGATATTGTTCGATATTCATTTCACTTTCCTTTAGATGTAAAAAACCGCCCGAAGGCGGTATTAACTGTTTTCAATGTCTTTTCTGGCTTTTTTAAACTCTTTGATCACTTCAACGATCGTTTTACCTTCCTGCTTATCAATGAAGTTAAAGATCCACCGAACTAAAGCCCAACCGGGTAATCCACAAACAAAGAAAAAACCACCAAGTGCAATCATCCCCCATACATCAGTAACCCATTCATGAAGCCCCCACTTCACAATAATGAATGAGCCGCCGGCCAAACTTGATACAACCGTACAGATCAAACCAACTGCCCACTCTTGTGGTGAGCGTGGCATACGAGTCATTAATACAACTGCTGCAACCAAACCGACTGCTAAAGTCACCATGATTGCAATCCCATATAATTTTAAAAGTGCTGTAAAACCGCTAGTGGAAACTGGTTCCATTAATTTCTCCAGAAAATATAGACAATAAAAAAGCACCCGTTTGGGTGCTCAAAGTTCTTATAAGGTTTAAAGGGTTTGTAAGATTTTCCCTCCATTCATTAATTTGGTTGTAAGTGGAGCAACTCCAATAATTGCAGGTCCCCCCGGCCCCGGCTGGCCTTCTGTCGTTCCATGGTATTGCCAGTTCCATGTTCCATCATTGGTGGACTTGGTACCGCGCTGGCCCCAACCTCCACCATCACCAGACAATGGAGATCCATAACGGTCATTTTGGGTTCGATAACCTTTACCAGGCACAGTAGCTTCAGCATCGGTTACTTTGACAACCATAAAGTCACCATTAAAGTACCAACGCCAGTCTTGTGAATCGTTAGTAATAGGTTGTCCGGTCATAACCCGACCAAAAGGTGCTCCAGCTCCACCGGGAATACCCTGAACTCCATACGATAATCCAGTATAAATACCACTTGGTGTTGCGCCGCCACCAGATCCGCCTCGAGCCAGAGTTCCACCATCAATGATCAGGTTCAATTTACTGTGCCGGTTCAACAAACCGGGTGCTCCCTGAAACCCATCACGGCGGGTTTTGGTAAAGTTGTAATCTGGATCGGTAGACCATGCACCAAATGCCAAATGTGGCAATCCTCCATCACCACCACGTCCAACAACAGCACCTTTAATAGTCAGATTTACCACCAGATCGGGCGGGAACTCACCAGTATCAATAGCAGGTAATTCTGGCTTTGTTGCACAAAGATTTAAAAGTTAAGACTTCTCATATCTACTCAAATTTAAGTGACAACTCGGGTATGTGGTCTGCCTAAGTCCGTAAATTTATTTAATACTGCCATACGTGCATGAATCTCATTGACTTGGCTTTGAAAATTTCTCGCACTGAGTTTATCCCCTAATAATTTGATGCAATGCATCTTGGTTTCAACCAAACTTCGCCGATGATAGCCTGACCATTTCTTCCAAATAGTTCTTCCTAAACGTTTAACTGTTCGAAGCAACTCATTGCGTTCTAGCGAGCCCATCTTTTTATCTTTCCATGGCTTCGCATTTTTTCTTGGTGGAATCACTGCATGTGCTTGCCGATCCGCAATGACCTGTCGGCACTGTTTGGTATCATAAGCTCCATCGGTATAGACGGAGTCAACTCTCTCATCTTGTGGAATCTGATCGAGTAAATCACCAAGTACCTGTGAATCACTCACATTGTTGGTTGTGAGCTGAACAGCGCGTATTTGTAAGGTTTTAGCATCTATACCAATATGTAATTTACGCCATTGGCGACGATATTCAGGCTGATGTTTTTTACGCTTCCATTCACCCTCACCTAAGAATTTCAGACCTGTAGAGTCAACGATTAGATATAGTCCATCACAACTTTTTTGATAGCTAATCACAATATCAATATGCTGTTGTCGTCTACAAATTGTAGTGTAGTCTGGCGCTATCCAATTTAACCCACAAAGATGGATGAGACTTTGAACAAAGCCAGTGACCATGCGTAAAGATAATCGAAAGAGAGATTTAATCATTAGGCAGCATTGGATAGCTGCGTCGGAGTAAGTTTGATTTCGTCCTTGTTTGCCTTTTGATGGGGCATACCATTGCGTAGCAGGATCAAACCAAATGGCAATATTTCCACGATTAATGAGAGCTCGGTTATATGAAGACCAATTGGTTGTGCGATAAATTTTTGGTGTCGACTTATTCATTTGAAAATTATATTGTGGAATAAGCCTTTAGAGATAGGTTTGTGCAACAAAGCCGGTAATTCTGATGCAGCTGGAACGATATACTCTCGTTTTGCAGGACTAGAGTTATAGTCGAATTTATAGACAAATCTGGTTTCCGGTCGATAAGAACTTGAGCTTGAAACCAGCGCACCAGCTTCAACTACAAAGCTAATTTCGCCAGTCGTTGGCAAATCCCCTCTTTGCATCTGATACAAACGCGCCAAATTAATATCAAGCTGGTCATATCGAATGTAAATCGGTGAATCATCTACCGGCACATCAATAAAGTCCTTGTCATTGAGGTAATAACGTTCATCGTAATTAATTGCAGTAATGGTATTAGAGAACTGGTCAGCAGGTTCTCTTTTTGCAACCAGATAAGGCAATGAGCCTTTAGTATCGTCATTAACTACGGTGTAGATAGTATTCACAAAGTCATCGGGACTAAGCTTTAAGGCCCCGTTCGGTAAACGCCCTAAAACTACTTTGTTCTTGGCTGAACCCGGCGTAACGGGAATCAGGTCCACGGTACCATCCCCCATTTGCAAATAAATCACATAGCTCTTGCCTGCAATGAAATCGACATCATGGCTTAGGGTGAGAATTAAACCTTCTTGCTGTACCACCTCGCCGCTTTGATGAATACCATTGCGATAATCCGCTACAGCAATCCGGTCACGTAAAACCAGTAATTCTGATTCTGGTGCCGCATCAAAGGTAATGGATTTGCGCTGGAAGCGCATCTTGTTCCAAATCCGGTATGCATTGAAATGAGCTTGCCACTTGTTCCGTACACCAACAGACTTCACTTCTTTCGGGTTCTTCGCTCCTTTGTCTGGCAAATAGATATTGATACGACTATCATCGCTCGGATCCGTGTATTCATAGATCAGTCCATCGTAGTCATCCATCACGCCAAAGGTAAGGTCATGCTTGTAACTATCCGGAATGATATTCCGGAAGTTAAACAGCATTACCGAGTTATCAGTTGGCCGTTCAAAATAAAGCTTGAGCTTATTGTTTTGCCGATATGCGGTACAAAACACCGCATCACAAAGATTGGTAACCAGCTCTTCAAAAGACAGGTTTGTATCATCAATCGTAGTACAGAACTCAGCCGCTAGTGGCGTACCAAAATAATCCACTACATCGTTATAAGTCCGATAGATGTTTTCTATATCAATCTCTTCAATCGTACGGCGACCAATCTTGTCATCCAGAGCCATAGACACCAAAGCATCCGCAAAGCTAGAGGTTGGAAATAACTCTGTTGTCATTGCCCCGTTTTTATAAGTCGGTAACATCCGCTGAAGTTCAAAATTGATCTTGCGGGATTTAACGGATAATGCTCCAGTCGTTGCATATGTACGTGCACGGAAAACCGTTTCATATTCATATTTCGTACTTTGCAATGGGTAGGCCCCATATAGAGCTTGCCACTTCACATCATCGACAACGGTTGTAACTGCCGGAGTTGGAGTTAAACGGCGTGCACGAACACTACAGCGACCTTGAAATGTCACCATGTCCAGCGTTGCACCAACGGTCTGACGTGACTTTGCTGAACCCTTTAGGATGATCTGTTTCAGCATTGGATTGCCAATCGCTGCCCCCGATTCATTTACTGGAGTTACTTCTACTTCAATCGTAACGTTTACAGCCCCCTGATTCCCTCCAGAAGAGACGGTATAAAGTCCATTTGTGGCCACAAAATTACAAAGCACCCGACTACGTTCAATATTGTCCAGTATGAATGGGCCAATCCACTTTTCGCTAATCGAAGTGATCTTTGGCGATAAGGCTGCAGTTTGCTGATTCGAAAGTTCCTTAAGCTTTAACCAGTTTTTGTTTACCGCAGCTGGATTGGATAAAGTCATGCGGTCGTCAGCTACCGATAGAACGCCATATGTACCGTTTAAATCATAAGTCTGGCCATTAAACGTGAATGAGGCATTGGTGATTTCTACACGGTCATTACTTACAAACTTAGTGGTTAAATCCGTATTGTTTGCAGATGCCCGCAGGATCTCATTAGGATATGCAAAAAGAAGATAGTTGGTACCTTCCAAGCTTTGTGTATCAGCTGGACGGAGAACTTGGCCATTAACAGAAGTTTGATGCTGAACCGTTAGTGGCGGCGTGGTAATTTCGGTACCAAGCGAGAAATATGGCTCACCTGAAACAATATCTACACCTGGTCGAAAGACTTCTACCGATGCGCCAGCAATATCAACAATATTGGTTTCACCGTCATAAGCTCCATTGATTTTATAGTGTCCACGCCCAATACAGCCCACTACATGCTCAACTTCAACGTTGTTTTCATATACCTTGTAAGGTACTGCGATTAGGTCGGGAGTATTCCACCCAGCTCCATAGTTATCAGCAATACGACCATTCACCCGGATCTTGTTTTCCCGGTTAGAAAGTTCATTGTTTGCTGAAGAAGACTGGTTAGTATTTTGAGTCGTTTGTGCTATTGATGGTGTCGGCATTAAAAATGCGATCGCAATACTAATTACAATCGAAACAATAGCTGCAACCCATTTAGGATTCTCAATTACGATAAAAGTACCCGGTAAGAAATCAAGCTGCTTTAAGTCATATGCATTCTTCGGTGTGACTTCATTCGCAAATGAAATTTCGGCATGATCCATATTGCTTGTAGTATGAAAGATACGGACATGTTCAGGCATATGTTCATATTTTGAAGTGAGCCATTGCCCAATGGTTTGAGCCTGTTCAATTGTCTTTTCTTCAGACAAAGCATCTTTTTTATAAATAACTTTAATCATAATAACTGACCCGATTAAACCCCATCCCCATCACGACCTCTTCAGGCAAATAAGTGACTCCGCTTTCCATGAGGTGAAGAATCTTTTGCCCACGAAAAAGCCCCACATGCGGGGGCTTATTTCTTTGTCTAGGATGGAAGGCGACTATGCAGCCTTCCTTAGGCATGGGCAGCGGATTTAAAAGTTTTAACCGTGAAGATAAAAAAGTAATTTTGCCCTTAGGCTGCATAAAGAGTTCAAGCGCTTCCGCCCGATCTATGCCGTATAGGTCCATTGCAGCTTCATGAACAAAGTGAACACAGTTGTAGTGTTCTTCATCATATTGCTTATCGAGCAAATGATCATGACTTTTCATATAGCCCCCTTCAAACCACTAAAGCGATCCAGTGCAAAGATATCTCCGGTTTTAGTGGTATTTAATCGCGGCGATTCAGCCTTGAATGTCACAGCTTTATGGTTCATGGCAACACTGGAGAGTTGTAGTCCGAGTAAGTAAAACATTGGAGAATTCAGATTATCTGAACTGTAAATCCGGTAATTTACTGTTGGCTTTACATCTGGATATTGCCCTTCGATTACCCGTTCAAACTCATCCGGCATTACATCACCTAAACCAGATATAGAGACTGTTAAAGTCTGGTCCAGATCACCTAGCATTCCGGATCTTTGAATAGATGCTGGTAAAAATTCATAATAGACCTGACCGGCTCCCTCCTTATGTTGAACATAGACACCTCGGTCATCATTACGAACTATTCGGTATGTGTTCATAAAGGAAGGATGAGAAAGCTCAATACATTCCAGTTGATAAACATCTACTTTCCGATTGAAAAAGAACTTGGCATATTCGTTATCCATTAGACCTCCCAATCCTTAATCAAAGCTATATCGGCCGAAAGGTTAGGCTGGTTTTGAACAACTTCGAGCTGTGCATTTACCCGGTAAAGGTTGCCATTCACTTCATTGGTCTTGAACGAGTTCGGAATGAAGTTACATAGGTATTGCTGACGTGCTCCCTGATCAATCACCAGATCCGCATAGAATGAGGCTGGCTTATTCTGGTAGACCCGCCAGAAAGCCATCATTTTATTGAAATCGGTTTTACTTAAATTCCAGTTCACATCAACAATGTGGCTATTACGTTTTACATCGATGTAATAGCGACCACGACCACCATCCATCTGCTGACGTTTCACATCATCACCCGGTGTTACGCCATAGCCGCTGGTCTGAGGATTTAGCTTTAACTTGTACATAACTTTCCTTCAGGTAATAAAAAACCGACCATTTAAGGTCGGTTTTTTCAAATGTTGTAAATTAAATTAGTTCAAATAACTCAGAAATTCTTTTAGCTTCTTCAATACTAAAATTTGCAAGTTCGCGCGTAATCTTTATTTCCATTTTATAGTCAGCCCTAGTTCTTAATTTTTTTAAAGAATTGATCTTTGCATAAACTAGCTCTGCATTTATTTTAGTTTGTTCATTAGCATTTGAATCATAACTGAGAAGACTGCTATATAACCTTGCATGAACCCCACCTTTTTCTGAAGTTGGCTTCCACCTCAATCTATCTTCAAGATGATATTTTGCTTCATGAAATGTGAAGTAATAAGCTCTACCGATAACATTTCTTAATTGTAAATCTGGGTATGAGGTTTCAGCAGATGCTATTTCATTACAATATTCTAAAAGCTTATTATCCATTCAGAACCTCACTATAAGGAACGAATGTATATGAGATCTTGTTAAATGCAGTCAAAAGACCTTCTTTAAAACATAATTCAATAATTTCCTCGTTAATTTTCATGATCTCTTTTACAGGTTTATTTATATATATAAGTAATAAAAATTCTTCATCAATAAAGCTATAGTCATGGTTGAGTACTCTCGCATTATTCTTTAAAACGGTATTCTTGATAATAGAAGAGATCTTTTTGAAATCATTTTCACTTATATCTAGTCGATCATTGATATCAGCCAGTACAGTGTGATGATCAAAACTGTTATTAAACACAGCTTCACTATAAAATGATGAGTCCTTAGCCCATAACTCACCATTAAGTAAGAAAATAAGTCCAAGATCTCTTGGTAAGATTCCTTTGGAATCCATTTTTTGTAATTCAATTAGCTTTACAATTTTATCTGTTGTTTTACATACATTATCAAAATCAAAAGTATGATTAAAAATATAAATTGCATTCCTTAAACAACTAAAATTATTGGAATGTTTTAAAACATATAATGCTGCCTCATTTGCTTCACTTAAATTATTAGCATTTAACTCTATAAGCCCTTTCATAACATGCCAAAGATCCTTAGGTGCAGTCTGTTTACTACTATCAAGTAACCGCATACACCTTACATAATTAAACTCACTAAGGACTTCAAAAGGCTTGAAGCCGTTTATCAGCGAACCTAACTCATCCATTTTGGTTTTTGGAATTGGTGTTTTCATGTCTTAATAAAGATAAAAGATATATCTACAATCTTACTGAATTTATTTTATAAGATACATGAAATTAATCATTTCTCTCAGAATCATTCTAAGTATTACGAAGATTTTTGAATCTTAAAAAGTTTGAAAAAACCGCCCCCGAAGGCGGTTTTGTTCATTATCGATTCCGTCTTGCTGTCGTATTCTCAGTCAAAGACCGACTAATGGTTGAGTTTGGATTTGCGATTTGATCACTTACAAGCTTAGGTACCGTTCTTGGAAGCTGCTTATCCAGTTCATCTTTAACAATGATCCGGACTGTTTGCTCATCCAGTTGTTCGGCTTCAACTGTCGCCCCACTCACCTGATTAATCACTTCAATTTTGAAATTGATTGTCGGTGAAGCAGGCTCAATTGAAGGCATAATCTCAGCTTGAGGGCGTGAAGTACTTCCTAAAGTAAAGTCCTGAACATCATCCAGATTTGAACGATCCTGAACTAAACCATTGGATGAGAAGTAGACCTTGCCATCATGGAATAAGTCTGAATTTCCAGAAGAAGCTAATTTAGGTGTGTCTCTATTACCCTTATAGATAATCTGAGTATCTTGAACCGGTTGATTAAAGATGTCAGCCTGCTTTTGGCTTTCTATAAAGGCACTAGAGCTCATCATTGCACGGCGCATGACACTATCAGCAGAGGCATTGTTATTGAGGAAAGCTTCAGGGCTTGAACTCTTACGCATTTTCTCAACTAAACCAACACCACCCCATCTTTTAATGTCTTCTTGGGACCATACAATTTCGCCTTTGTGCACAGCTCCGGCAACTTCATATTTCCCACCACGACCTGTATAACCACCTTCAGCAAAACCTTGATCTTTGATTGCCCGGATGTTTGCAATGATGCTAGCGCCTTGAGCAACCGCCCCAGCAATCAATGGTAAATTAAGAGGAAAACCAGCTTTTGAAGCTGCTGCAATATTTTGCTGAATCGCAATACCAGCAGCTGCAATGGCATAAGCTTTATCAGCGGCGAACATGATCTTATATGCTTTAGATTGCTCTCCAAACATTGAACCAAACATCGATGTAAGTGAACCCATCATTTGGCCACCAAATGCAATTTGGGTGTTCAAACGATCTTGCTGATATTTATCTTCAATATCCTGAACATTCTTTGCATGTTCAGCAGCAATCTGATTACGTTGGTCCTGAGCAGCTTGAATGATAGCTGTTTTCTGATTTTCGTAATCCTGTTGTTTAATGAGTCCTGCTTCCATTTGAGCATCAAGACCATCTAAAGAGTTTTGTTCATTCAGATCAGTAGCAGCAAATTGACTATCTGCTAAATCATTTGCAGCATTTAAACGGCTAAACCGCTCCTGATCCTGTCTGAAGAACTCGCTGGTACCATTCATATCAGCCTGAATACCACCCCAGTTTTGAACAGCATTATTCACTTTATCGCGTGTCTCTTTATCCTGATTGGCTTTAGATAATGCGATTAGCTTTTGCCGCTCTTCTATAGAAAGCTTGGTATTCTTAAGAATTTCCTCCCGTTCTAGTCTGTAACGTTCCTGCATGGCTTGCGTTTCCGAAAGCAATGATAAACGTGCCTGAAATAAACGCTGTTCCTGAGCTAATTGCATTAACCCAAGTTCTTGCTTTAATTGTTGAGCTAATAGATCAACAGCCTCTTTACGCTGATCTTTAGTTAAATCTAGGTCATGCTCGGCCTCAAACTGACGCTTGGCATAGCTATCTTTTAATATTTGCTCTTCCGTCTTTGTGTAGTCTCGGAATGAATCAAGCTTAGTCTTTGTAGCTTGCTCAGCAATAGCAATATCGTTCTCAGCACGCGCTTGCAATTCTGCCTTAATTTCAGCTTTGCGTTCTGGGGTGAAGTTGGCCTTATCGACATCTTCCAATTTCTTAGCAAGATCATTTCTGATCTTAGTCACTTCATTGGCAACATCGTTTTCCAGTTGAAGGCGTAACTTGGCCTGTTCTTCTGCCATTTTTGTGGCGTCTTGAATAAGCTTATCAAAATCTTTAGAGGTGATATCGCCAGCTGTATAGCCATTAATACCAGCCATATAGCCCTGATAATCCTTCCAGTATTGGTTGTTATATTTACCAATACCTTTACCCTTTTGAACATTGCCTTCACCAGCATGATAGGCACGCACAGCCTTCTCTAGATCGCCCTTAAAGAGCTTCAAAAGATAAGACATATACTTGCCAGCACCCTCTGCTGACTGTGCTAAATCAGTACGGTCCTTCACGCCATATTGCTTAGCTGTGCCTTCCAGAAATTGAAATCCACCAGTTGCCCCAGTAGATTTGTTATAAGCTTTAGCATTACCACGTGACTCAATCATATGAAGCGCTGACAATGTGCCTGCTGGTAAGTTGTACTTTGACTCAATTCCAGCAAAGCCATATTTAGCAGCATTAGCCTGAACTTTGGCATTAACAGAAAGAACTTTTTGCTGCTTTTCAAGCTCACTAGTATGTTTGCGTTCAGCAGCGGTTATTGCATCCTTCTTGTCTTTAAGGTCATCAAGAGCCTTTTGAGCACGGACAATCTGCTCTATTTCATCATTCGTGACAATCGCAGTTGTACCCGGTGCTGCAACTGCCTGCTTTGCTTTCTGAAGTTCAAGTATCTTTTTTACAGTTTCTTCACTATATCCAAGATTTAACAAAGCAAGCTCTTCATTCGAATTGAGTACTTCAGAACGGAGGCTATCAAAATAACCCTTTTGAGCTTTAGTTGCCTTTTGAGCTGCACTTTCATTGCCAATTAAGGCTTTAGAGTTATCATCAATTCCAGCCACAGCCGTTTGAGCTTTACGCCCAGATAGCTCCACCTCAATACCGAAAAGCTTTAGGGATTCTTGTGTAGTTTTAGCTTCTTTAGCGTTCTTTTCAAACTCTGAAGAGTTCTCTTTTAAAGCGTTGTAAATATCCTTACTAATACGCAACTCATTAAAGCGCTTAACAGCATCATTCATGCTAATAGTGCCATCTCTAGCATCATTAACAACCTGAACAATCTCTTTATTGCCTTTGTAGAGTTGAGCAATAGCATTCAACTGGATATTTATTTTACTACTAGAATCAGCAAGTGCCTGATTCTGGCGCTCAAATGAAGCGGTCATATCATTGATTGCAGAATCTTTTTCAAGACCTTTAAGTGCTAGAAGTTCTTCTTTTGCCTTTTTAGCAACTGCTGCTTGCTCTTCTAGTTTTTTATTGGCTTGGGCTGCCTTATCCTGAAAGTACATATAACCCGCAGCTAAGGCTGTAATCCCTAATGTAATAGCTCCAATAGGGCCACCAACTAAGTCTAATGCTCTACTTCCAATTGACGCTGATTTGTTTAATACATCTTGAGCGGCTTTATAAGCCAGTGTTGCAGCAGTTGATTCTTTTAGGGCGATACTATGGGCCACTTCGGCGGCTGTTTTGCGTTGAACAGCTGCCGCCCTTTCCTTAGCGGTTGTTGCAGCGTTATATTCAGCTCTCGCCAAGCCCAATTCAGTAATAGCTAAAGCAGCAGATTGCTTTGCACGCAAAGCCTCTACACCAAGTAATTGAGCCTGTGCTTGGGCTTCAGCAAGGCTTGCGGCTCTTTGTTGAGCTGAAGCAGCAATACTCGCTTGTACAGCAACCGTTTTTGTTAAAACAGCTTTTGTCATTAAGCCAATACCAATGGCAAATGCACTGTCTGCAATTAAATTCAAATTATTTGCTAATAACTGAATCGATCCTGATAAAGCCTGTGCTGCTCCGCTTCCTTTACCAGCCTCTCCTACAAATTTAGTAATTTCATTATTAAGTAGAGTTAATGATTGACCAATTGTAATGTCAGTTTTAGCAAAAAGAGCATCAACTTCATCTTGGACATTTCTAAGTGCTTTCACGATTTCCTGTGAAGTAATTTTTCCTTCAGCTGCTACTGAACGTAATTCACCTACAGTAATACCCATACCCTGAGCAATTGCTTTAGCTAATGCTGGGGTTTGCTCCATAACTGAGTTGAGTTCTTCACCACGTAATGTACCGCTTGCCAAAGCCTGCCCGAATTGAACTAAAGCTGCATCAGCTGCTTCTGCACTTGCACCACTGATCGCAACTGCTTTTGATACTGTTTCAGTTAGTCGAGCAGTGTCATCCATAGTTAAATTCAGTGTTTTAGCATTATCACTAAAACGTTGATATACCTGTAACACAGAATCCCAAGCTGAATAGGTTTTTTGAGCAATTCGGAAAGTATCTTCCGTAGCCTTGTTTAACTCAGCTTGATTGTTAGTGACTAACTTAAGGCGATTTTGTAATCCAGTATATGTATCCATCTTTGAAATGGCTGAACCTACTGTTAATAAACCAGCCATGTGTCCAGCTAAAGCTCTGGTGGCTACAGACAAGCTTTCCATAGACTTAGAAGCATAATCACCTTTACGCTCAATGCTATCCAGTTCATTGCCTAGATTACGCGCATTACGTTCAGCATTTTGCGAATCAATAACAATGACCAAACGGGATTCTTGTGCCATCTTTACTTTCCTCTAGGCAATAAAAAACCCGCTTTCGCGGGTTCTTTTTAAAATGTATAAATTACTTTTCTGGATCTGGATGATATTGGCCATCGCTACCTAGAAATAAAACTTTATTTCCAAATCCAACCACATCAGCTCCATAAGAATTTTGAGCTGTATATTCAAGTCCAATTTTAAGCAATGCACCTTCTTGCTTTACAATTACACTTCTAGGCTTAAATGAGTAAGGATTTTTGAGACCTATCTTTTCTAAAACAGATACAAAATATATGTTCTGAGAAATGCTCTTTTTTGAAAGCGGTAAATCTATATTTGGATCCATCACTGTTATTACACTGATATTAGATTTTCTTCCTTCTCCATCTTTGAGTTGATCAATGTATTTTGTATCTTTGTGAATTAAATCCTTTAGATTCTTTTTTCTAAGGTTCTCAGCTGCCACTTTATAAAGTTTTTTGTTTTCTTCAATTCTTTTTTCAACAACATTAGAAAACTCTTTTTCTGCTTTATTTGTTTGATAATTCTCATTGAAATTTGTGAACGTTAACGGCGAAGAAATATCTACTTTTTTAAAGTACTCATTTGAACCAAATGAAGATTTTAGAGCGGAAATTAAGTTAGATGTCTTATCTCCAATTACATAACTCTTCGATTCTTCATCTACTAAAACCACAAGAATTTCTTTATTTTTGGAATCAAATGCAACAAAACTTTTTAAATGCTGTCCAACAAATTTATTTTTATTTTGAAGAAATTCGGCTGTTAGAATTCCATTTATAAGATTATTTTCATTAATACAGCCATCTTTATCAAAATCTGTAGACTTCATTGCTCCAAATTTCATTAATTTTGAATCAAATGCTTCCTTAAAATTCGCATCATAGGCAAGTAAATTAAATCCTCTTAGTTTGCATTTATCATGATAATTAAGTGGTTGTGAAGTATTCGCTAAAGCAAAAACTGGTAAACAAAATAAACTTAATAAAATAATCTTTTTCATATTCCCAAACCATTATCTTTGAGTAAAATTTAACATGTAGCGTGTTTATTCTCTAGTTTACTATTTTAGTATGAAAGCAACCAAACAAGCAGAATTAAACCTATCACCACGCAAGTCGCTGCAATAAAGAACCCTGAAACCGAACTCCTACATCCTTCAGTTTTTGAACTACTGCTAACAGGTGTTGCACTTATTTGGCTATTCGTCTTTTCATATTGAATAACTTGCTTCTTCTCGGGCTTTTTTAATGGAGGAGGAATCCCAATATGTTCTTCCTTTTTTTTCTTGCGTTCAGCCAAAAACTTATTATTTATAGCGTTCTTATTAATTTCTGGGATTTTTGTAATAGGCTTTTCCTCAATTTGAGGAGAAGTAATAGCTCCTTGTTTTACGTCTCCAGAATTTAAAAGGCTGCTTGTGAAATGTTGCACTGACTGATAATCATAACTGGGAAAAAGGTCAAGCCCTTGTTTAAAGTTCTCGAATCCACCATCTTTCTTTGCTCTTTTATAGTAGATTCTTAGCCTATCATCGTTACTGTCATTTTGGGGGTTCTCTAGCTTACCTACCTTATAAACATAAGCAATGTGATACAAAGCTTGTAAATGCTTACCTTCTCTTCTCAGTAAATTGCCCATTGTGATGTGCACAACCGCATCAAGCCCCAAAGTTTGCTTTTCAGTAAAATTACATTGTTTTGCGTGCTGAAAATAATTTATTTTTTGCTCATTAAGATGACGCCAAGCATCATCAAATCTCTTTTCTTTAATGGCTTGTTCTGCTTTGTGCTTATGTTCAGCGGCAGGCCCAAGATAGTCCTTAAGCATAAAAATACCCTCATATTTGGGGGTAATTTAGCAAACTGATCATTAAATGTCACATGAAGAAAACCACCCGGAGGTGGCATATCTGAACTGTTTCACAATTATTTTGGATTAATAAAGTAGAAATAAACCACCACAACTATTAGTAAAATAATGGCTAGTTTAAGGTAGGTCCCTACCGTATTAAAACTTTTAATGAATTTTAGAATATTCATAATTGACCTATTTTTTGGGCTTAGTTGATATTTTCTTATGCGCTTCATCCAGAAACAGGTTATCCAATGCAAAAATACAGTCATTAAAGATATGAGCAGCTACTGGTAAATCATTATGCTCTGCATAGACATTGATTGCCTGCTGATCTAAAGATAACGGGATGCCCTGCTCATACCGTCTGGATCTGGCAATAGTACTAAATGCCGAAAGAATTGAATCAGCCGCATAAGAATATTCTGGCGGATCAGGAATACGACCACCTAAGAATTTGATTTGTTCGATTTCGTGCGGCGTTTTTGACGCATAGGTCTTTTGGTACTTATAGAGCTCGATGACTTTCCCAGAATTAAAGCCTTGTCCTTGTCTGCGTCTTCCTGAATCTTCTGGGCCTGTTCTTTAATGAATAGCCAGATTGAAATACCAATGTCACCTAGATTTAGAAGCTTTGATGCATTCTCAGGCGTATAAGGTTTTTCGGACTCAACAGTTTTACCGTCTACGATTTCGGCAAATACCACACCTTTCCAGTCTTCAATTAAGTGGGCAGCACATGCATCCATTAACAACTCGTGATAAAGCTTGGCATCTTCATCTTTTACCATTACATCGTAGCCTTTAGACGAGATCTGGTTTCCTGCTCGTTCAATCGCTACCTGAAAAGGTTTATAGGCAATACCACGGACTTTGAACTCTGCCTGTACTTCGCCATCAGCCCCCTTGTATTCACACCATTTTGATACGTCCGAGCTTTTAATAATTCCGACTTTTAAAGCCATAACAACCTCTAATTTTTATAAATAAAAAAGCCCATGGGATTCCATAGGCTTTGTTACTGAATAAGTTGATTACACAAGAGCACGTACAATTGTTGGCGCTGTGCGAACTTGGGCAAAGTTGATGTCTACAGTAATGATGTCGTCACCACCGCCATCCGGGTGATTGGCTTCCATGACTTCCAGTTGTGGGAAGTTGAACGAATATTTACTGCCTTTGCTGTCTTTAATATCAAAGGTCAATGTAAACACATCTCGGGTTTTAATGGCATCAATCCAACCTGCCGCAGTTGAAGAAAACATGAATGAAGCATTTGCTTCGATATCCATCATCTTTTCAATGTAGAACTCTGGTGTGTACTTACCCGAACCGATACAACGGATTGCTTCAAGGTTGTTATTAATAGAAATGGTAAGAGACTGTAGACACGCTTTACCCTGAATTGACTGGCCGTTTACAAGCAAGTTTCCCACGTTTGGCATACTTACCAGTGGACGTGTTGAAGCTGCAATCGGATTTACAACAGGGTTTACTTGCTGTCTAGTAAATGAGCTACCTACAAGACCAAAGTTACCAGTGATCTTTCCTGTAGTCTGGATAGTAATTTCACCAGAATTGACCTGAACTCCACGATAAATAAAGACTTGGCCAACATCTTCGAAAACTTTAACCAGCGTTAATGACTTACGTACCGTACCACCAAAACTTAAAGCGTTACCCGCCCAATTATTGAAGGCTAAAGCACTTAGGAATAGATCAAATGTTCCAAGTGATAATTCAAACTCTAACTGACCTGCTACTTCTGCTTCAGTAACTACCCCACCTTGTCGAAAACGTGAATCAACCACTTCACTGCTTTCTTCAGTAGAAACATTTTCAGATAAACCATCACTTACACGGCGAACTGTGTACCAGATCGGGTTTGCTGGAGTTGTTCCTAAAACTGCTTCTTCACAAGCATATAATCGAATTTTTGCGCCTGAACTCATTTATGGTTCTCCAAAATTTAGGCAATAAAAAACCCGCTTTTTAAGCGGGTTATTAAAGTGTTTCGTCTGTGTCTGAGATTTCTGGCGGCTCCACGCCATTCATGGCTGCAGCAACTGCCTGAGATAAGTTAGTCGGCTGGAAATCCACTGGTGTTTCACTCAAAG